GACGACGACGGTAGCACCTTGACCATTGACGCCGACAGCAACATCGTGTTTGTAACTGATGCAAACGGCGATGTCGTTGCACAAGACAACGAACCAGTCACAACTGGCGGCTTGACTCAAGCAGGTCAAGGCAACCGCCAATACTTTGACGACGGCTCTAGCATTGAGACATTTGATGATGGATCAACCGTCACCTATGACTCTGACGGCAATGTGTTCAAGTCCACTGATGCATACCAAACTGAGTACGACGATGAAGGTAACGCTATCGTGACAGATGGCTTTGGAAACATCGTGGCTGTCTATGACCCACAAGGCAATGTGATTCCTTTGGGTGGTGGCCGTGTAACTGGCCCTACACAAGTAACGGGCGCAGGTAGCACTGGTGCGGTCGATATTGACAAAGAAACACCTATCCAGCGAAGAATTCAAGAGCAAGAAGAAGAAAGAAATACCAAGAGCGCAATTGATAACCTGCTTGCAGGTCTGAACACTTACGGTGGCGCAGGCGCGGCTGGCGCTGTTCTTGGCGCTTTGCTGAGTGACTCAGACCTTTTTGGCGGCACAGGTAGCACTGGCGGTGGTTTTGATATGGCTGGTGTTGGCGCAATCAATCCACGCACCACTGACTTTGGTATTGGCCCAGCAAACTATGTTGGATATGACGAGTACGGCACGCCAGAGCAGATGCCTGAGTTGTATGGCCGCGAGTTGTATCAGAACTTGAACGCCCCCGGCTTCAACGAGGTAAACCCCGGGGACTACGCGCAGTACGACGAGGAAGAGTTTGGCCCAGTCGAAGAGCAAGGGATGGCCGAAGGCGGTATGCCACAAGGCGGTTTGGGCCAGACAGCGCCCCAGACTTACTACACCTTTGGCACACCTGTTGATCCTTTGCAGAATCTGCGCAATCCTGCGCCGTTCCAGCAACAGCCACAACAGTCACAAATGCCTCCACAGGCCGCTCAGAACGCACAGCAAGTGCCTCCACAGCAGGCACTGCCACAGATGGGTATGGCTCCAACACAGCCCTCTATCCCTCAAGGCATCCCACCTGCTGGCGCTGGCATGAAGAGCGGTGGCCTGCCTGCTTGGTCAAATGTGCCAATCACTCAAGGTCGTTTGAACTTCCGCCAAGGCGCGGCGGTACACGGCGCTGGCGATGGTCAGTCTGACGACATCCCAGCGATGCTGGCTGATGGTGAATATGTGATCGACGCTGAGACTGTGGCCCAGATCGGCAACGGCTCTACAAAAGCAGGCGCACAGGCTTTGGACAAATTCAGGGAAAATATCAGAAGGCACAAGCGTTCTGCGCCCGTGAACAAAATTCCGCCAAAGACTAAGGCGCTTACTTCCTACTTGAAAGGAGCCAGATAATGGCTGGACTGTTTCAGGGTGACCCCCTACCAGATGTAACGACGACGACGCAAACGCAAGCGACTGCGCCAGAGTTCTATACCAACTACCTTCAAGACATTGCTAACCTTGGTCAGAACGCCGTCCAGCAGGGCGGTGTGGCTGGGTTCAGCCCATTGCAACAACAAGCCTTCCAGATGGTGCCTGATGTGGCATTCTCTGGTGCTGGCTCTATGGGTGCGGCATCTCAGTTGCTAGGTCAGGCTGGTGCGACCACCATGCCTGATATTGTGGCCGACTACATGAACCCCTACACAATGGGTGTGGTGGATGAAATGGGTCGCCTGCAACAGCGAAGCATTCAAGAGAACATCCTGCCAAACCTTGGTGCGGCGGCGGCTGGCTCTGGTCAGTTTGGCTCACGCCGTCAGGCGCAAGTCACTGGCAACTCTTTGCGTGATCTTCAGTCCGACCTGCTGGGCAAGCAAATGCAAGCCCTTCAGTCTGGTTACTCAGAGGCTGGCAAGTTTGCACAGCAAGACCTGACTCGCGCTTTACAGGCAGGTCAAGGTTTTGAGAACTTAGGACAAGCACAGCAAGGTTTGGGTTTGTCTGGCCTTAAGGCTATGAGCGATTACGGTGGTCAGCAACAGGCGCTTGGTCAGAAGATGCTTGACTACCCAATGGCGCAGGCGCAGGCGTTCTCTCAGTTGATGAAGCAGTACCAAGTCCCCGGGGGTTCTATCGAGCAGAAAATTGGCCCACAGGCTGGCGCATACTCAAACAGCCCACTGTCTCAAATCGCTGGCCTGTTGACTGGCCTTGGCGCGTTTATGAAAAAAGACGGCGGCGCAGTGATGATGAAGAACGGTGGCAAGGCCCAGCGTTCAAAAGCCCATGCCTATTTGGCACGCGGCGGTACAGTAAAAATGGCGAGGTAATAAATGGCAACACCACAATCACAAGGTGGGTTGGGAGCGATGACTCCCGTAAGACCTCCAGCACCTAATGCACAGCCTGCCCAGCCACCTAATCCTGCGCAGGCCGCACAGCGTATCTCTGGTTTAGAGCAAGAAACCCCTGCTGAAGAAGACTTCATGGAGCGTGCCTTGCGCAACAAGCGTGCGCAAGAAGCGGCTTTGAATTCACAAATTGAAGCGTTGAAGAACAGTCTTGACTCGCGCATGAAGCCCGCGTTTGACCCTGCCTTGATGGCGGCGGCTTCTGGCTTTTTAAAGCCAACAAAGACAGGCGGCTTTGGCGAGTCTGCTGGTTACGCCGCTGAAGCGTATGCGTCAGAGACAGACAAAGAGTTGGCCCGCAGGCAGGCGGTTGACAAAGCCAAACTTGAGTTGGCCCAGAAGCAGGCCGCAATGCAAAGCCAAAACTTGATGTTTGAACACCAGATGCAGATGGCTGGCTACGATCCTAAAGAGTTGACCACCTTGGTGACTGGCCCTGCTGGTGGATCACCACTTGCTGGCGCTCCCGTTGGTGGCGCTCCTGCCGCTGGTGGTGCCCCTACTGAAGGTGCCCCTGCCGCCAAACGCGCTCCTCGTGAGCCACGCATGATCACAGAGCGTGATATTCAAATGGCTTACGCTATCAGCCCTGAGTATGGCAAGCAAGTCATGGATCAAGCCAAGTTTCAGCAAGATGATTTGATAAGCACAGCACAGGGCACTATCAGCAAGAGAACCCGTCAGTCTGTTGACACTGGCCTTGAAACATCTATTGAAACTTCACTTCCTTTTGTTGGTGTGGAAAAAGTTACGCAAGGTCAACTTGCAAAGATTAGGAAGTTAGACGAGCAATACCCTGCGGGTCACCCCCAGCGGGCGGATCAGTTTGCACGCTTCTACTCTGCTAACGGTATTGGTGGCACTTCATACACACCACCTGCCGCTGGACAGCCATCTTCTGCTGAGTCCAGCATGAGAACCGCTTCACAAAGAAAACTTGATGAAGAGGCCGCATCAGAAACGCAGAAGGCTCGAATTAAAGAGTCAGAGGCACGCGGTAACGCGCTGATCGACTACGGCCAGAAGGCTGACAAGATTAAGCAGATTGCGCTTGACATGACCTCGTTTGCAGATAGCAATCCGCGTGCGTTTAACTTGATGCAGGATGCAACATTTGTTGATTCTTTGAAACGCTCAATTGAGAAAAATGGTGGCGTATTTAAGATTGACCCTCGAACCATTGACCAGTACAAGTTGACTGGCAAAGACCTTGAGGCGTTGCAAATGTTTAACCAGAAGAGCGCACAACTTACGACTGAGATGCGTAAGGCGTCACGCGCCCCCGGTGAGGGCGCGACTGACAAGAAAGAGGGCGAACTGTATGCGGCTGTCGAGGCGTTGCCAACAGACACCGCACGCGTCATTGGCCTGAAGTCTGAGTTGCTAATTTTGCGATCTGACTTTGACCGTATGGCCGCAGAGTTGTGGGTTGATTGGCGTGAACAGAATCCCAACAAATCGTTTGACAAGTTTAGATTGGCCTCCAAAGAGTACAAAGAACTTCGCAATGGTTACGAGGACGCGTTGGACAGAGTTCGCAAGGCAAATGCTTCAATGCTTGGTACAGCCAATCCATCTCAGCGGCAGGAGTCTACCCCCCAAGGTAACCCGCCCGCACCTTCTGGCAACCGTGGCAATACAAGAGTAGTTGACGGATACATTTGGGAGCGTGACGATAAAGGCGGCTGGAACAACACAGGAAGGAAAGCCAAATGACATCGGTCGCTGACTACAACAACAACCCCGGGAACCTGCGGCCCAAGGGCTTTACCTACAAAGGTCAGATCGGGGTTGATGAACGAGGCTTTGCCATTTTTGAAAACAAAGACGCTGGCCGCAGTGCATTGATTCAAGACATCCGCGCCAAGCAACGACAGGGTCTTAACAACCCCAATGCGTTCATTGACAAGTACACGCCAGCAATGGCCGAAAACCCAGAAGAAGGCCGCGACAATTACAAGATCAGGATGGCTCAACACCTTGGTCTTAAAAGCACCACAGACCCTTTCCCCAAAGGATCAGAGGAAAAGATTGCCGATTTGATTGCCGCAATTGAAGGCGGCGAATCTCCTGCACCCGCAGGAAAAGAAGAGTCGGGCACAAAAAAACCTTTTGAGGATTACAAGCCAAGGGTTCATACGCAAGGCGATATTGAGCCACCTCCACCACTTGAAAAAACTGGCGTTGAAAAAGCAATTGACTTTGCGACTGATGTTGGCGGCTCGGTGGTTAACAAGGTTGTTGAGAACCCTGAACTACCAGCGGCGGCTGGCTTGGGCCTTATTAAGGGCACCCTTGAAAAAGTATTGCAAAACCCTGAAAAGCATTTGGTTGGCGAAGGCGAAAAGACGCCCCAGCAAGTGCAGTCAGCAAAAGATGCGGCCAGAGCGGCCCAGACTAGGGTTGGGGAAGTTGAAAGAATTGCATCAAGCCGAGAGCCAATTGATGTTGATACGCTCCAGCGTGAATTTGATATGCGCAAGATGGGCAAAGAGTTGATGGAAGATGAGTTGCGTGAAGCCCAGAAAAACTTGAAGGGTTTGCCAAAGACTTATGTTCCGCCAGAAGTTCCTGCCGCATCAGTTGCAACCGAAGCCGCTGAAAACATTTCGGCTGGTCGAGCCTCTGGGCCAAAAATTGAAGGTGATTCAGGCACAAGAAACTGGATGATTCAAGAGGCTGGTCAAAAACACCAGTTGCCTGAAGCCGTTCTTGATATGGCTACAGGAAAGTCAAAAGATAGCCCAACAGGTGGCAAGGCTTTAATTGACCAAGACCTTAAAAATATTCAAAAAATTAACGAACTTGGCATGGGCGACACTAAGTTGACGACAACGCCAAGCGGTGTCCAGTTGCAATTGCCAGCCAATGTAGCGTCTGATCTTGAAGGTGAACTTGCCGCAAAACAGGCTCAACAGATTGCAGATCAAAAGGCTCTTGCCGATCAAGTAGAGGCCAAGCGTTTGGCCGCTGAAGCCGATCTTGCCCGTCAGCGTCAAATAGCAGAAATACGGGTTGAGCAAGCCCGCAAGTCTAAGATTTCTGCTGGTGAGCGTGCGGCTGAAGCAAAAAGAAAAGCAAACGCCGCTCAACAGCGTTCCGCCGCTCAAGCAAGATCAGACGCCGCCAAACTAGAGACCGCCCAGATCAGCGCCAGAACCGCACAGCAGACGGCCAAGGAAGCGGCGGCGGCTCAACCAAGTGGCTTGACTATGGCTACCCGTGAGGCTGGCCGCAGGTTTGCCGAGAAGGCTCCGATCATTGGCAATGTGCTGGGTGCCGCTGGCGCTACCCTGTCAACCGATGAGGCAATCGATAGGTATAAGAAGGGTGACTACTCTGGAGCCGTTCTAGGCACCATAGAAGCCGCTCTAAACGCCGCTTCGATGGCTCCCCCTACCAGCCCCGCAGGATTGATGATAAAGGGCGTAGGAACCGTTGGAGGCCTTGGCATGATCCCAATCTGGATTGCCCACGATTATTTTGGCAACAAAGGCCCGTGGGCACCAAAAAAAGAACCACAGAAAGCCCACGGTGGGTTAACATTGATGCGGTAGTTGCAGTTGCCACTCTCCTACCCTTCGCCCCCGTAACTGGGGGCTTTTTTATTGCTCAAGGAAATCGGCTTGACCGATCTTTAGCGGGCCACTCTTGACGCGCCATTGCAGATTGCTTTGGTTGTCAATGGTGTACATGATCAGCCACGACAGCATCTCTGCACTCAAGGTGTCGCCGCACTCCGAGACATCCCAATACTTGATCCCCTCGACTTCGCGCTCGGTGACTATGGCTCCAGACTTGTCTGGCCGCATCCACATGGGTAGCGTGTCCTCTCTCAACCACACGCACTTGTAGGTTTTGCAGGGTTCTTCTGGGCGGGTCTCGTAAATACTGCAACCCTTGTCAAGGTAGAAGCAGGGACGCCCCGGCTGGAAGGTGTGGCCGTGGGCCTCCCCACTTAACCACCCCTCACAGCAGGCCGTGCATTCACCGCAGGCGCGTTCTGGCAATATCGGTATCACTTTGTCGGTCATGCGTTTCCCGCTGGCGTAATAAAGAGAAGTTGCGTCTGGATAAACTGCCGCTGGGCCTCCTCGACACCAGCGTCAAATCCTGCCGAGAACGCATCCATCAAGGCTTCGTCTATTTCGGCCTCTGATTTTCCAACGAGCGGGAGACCTCTAGGTTCATATGGCTTACGATCTTCACGCATCGTTGATGCTCCTTTGCGGCAATGATAGGTTCAACATAAGCCGCAATCTTATTTGCGAATTGAACGATGTCTACATCATCTGCAACAACCGCGTTGGGTTCATGCAGATCGCAGTAGAAAAATATTTGTTTGATGGTTTCTTCACTTAACATTTTTGGTTTTCCAAAGTTCCCAGTTGATGATGGTTGATCGAGCAATTGATCGTTGAGCGATGGCTTGGTAGGGGTTGAGTTCCCCGTCCAAGAATTCGTCAACAATCATTTGCTTTTGCAAAAATAGTTCGTGGCGTTCTGCCTGCATGGCGTGGTCAAATAGTTTGCCGTCGCTGGTTTGGAAGGCTTGTATCTGTTTCATTTGTGATCGTTTTTAAGTTGCCAAAATGCAAGGAGGTGCAGGAACATCTCCCAGCCCGTGTTGAGGTCTTCAAGGGGCCACTCCTTGACCACCACCAACCCCGGGACATTTCGCGACACAAACACATTGGCACACCGTGCGTTGGGGATGCCAAGGCCAACGCGGTACGCGGCCAACTGCATTAGATGCTCATCGTATCCACCAATCTTGTCTGGGTCGGTGAACTCTTTGGTTTTGATGTCAGCCACAAAGCCGCCGTCCGATTCAGAATAGAGGTCGCATTTGCCCCCAAAGCCTGACTCGTGCGCAAAGGCTCGTTCGCTGATCCATGTGCGCGGGCCAGCCCAGTTGTCAATTGCTTGCGTGCAGGCGGCAACCATCTCGGCGTGCTTGCCTGTTGTCTTTCC